TATGGCGCAGCGCGTCCCAAACCACCCGTTCAAAACAAACTGGATTAGATCACGACCTAATCCAACTAATCAAAGACAAAATACAGAAATACTTCTGTGCGCGACCTTCTCGCCCTACTGACTATCGATATTCATCAGCTGTCTTCAAGGCAAAAGAAGCGTTCCGCCTTCCCTATAAAGTGTCCCCTTTCCACGTAAATGATGTCATTCGGCATTATTCGCATCCAGACCGGAGTCCCGGGTTACCTTACACACGTGAGGGTTTGCGCAGAAAGGATGAAGTCGATCCCCTTAGGATCAAATGGGCTGTTCATGCTATGAAATATGGTATCTGGACAAAATGCAAAACTCCATGTAATGCGGTTGCCAAAACTGCAGTGCATCCAACTGAGGAGAAGCTTAGGCTTATATGGGTATATCCTGCTCATATGACTTTTGCTGAGGGCATGTTTGCTATGCCTCTAATCAATCAGTATAAACAACAGATTGGTTCTCCCTACGGTATCTGGATTCGTTACCAATGCGGTGACATGAGATTCCTCAGATCTAAGAAACCGTCAAGCCATACCTGGCTTGCTGCTGATTGGAGTAGCTTTGATGCCACTGTACCTCCGTGGTTGATACGCGATGCATTTGAAATCCTACGCTCTAATATGGATTTCAGTAACTATCAGTTCAGAGGCTCTCCGACGGATGATAATACTCTCCCCCGTCTATGGAAGACCATAATCAACTATTTCATAAACACTCCCATTAAGGATCCTGATGGTAAAGTTCGTGTTAAAAGTGGAGGTGTACCAAGCGGTAGCTACTTCACGAACCTAATCGACTCCATTGTAAACTACATTGCCGTGGCCTACTTGCTTAGCGATACACGATATTCATCGGACGCTTTCTGGGTCATGGGTGACGATGTACTTGTCGCCATTATAGAGGAAGAATTTGATTTGGAAACCTTTGCGACAGAGGCTGCCAGGGTGTTTGGTATGGTACTCAATCGTGACAAATCGGAAATTGGAGAGTTCCCGAGTTTCCTAGGTTTTAAGTTCACTATCGACGGAATCCCTGGAAGTGACTATAACCGTTTAATGGCTCAACTGCTATTACCTTCTCGTCCCGATAAAACGGATGACGAATTTTATGCCAGAATTAGAGCACTCCAACTGGCTAGTTTCGGTGGGAACAAACCTTTTCTCTATGAAACTCAATGGTTTCTAGAATCTGTAGGTGTTCCGCACCCTCCCAAGTTACTTCATAAGCGCGATGAACTTATGGATAAACTTGAGCAATTGGGCATGGTCGGC